GGGGGGGTGAAAACCCAGCACGATAGGCTGATCCCAAAAGATTATTCAAAAGTACTCTAGCCCCCAAAGCTTGCTAGACAGTACTAACTCCTCCAAATGACCCATCGTCCACTGTTAGTGGTACTGATGAGAGCTACACAGAACAGTCCCTGACGTTGTGGTAGGGAGATGAACTGGCAGTTGTATTGCACGACCATGTTGTTAGAGGTCAAGACGAAAAGGCGATACGTCTGTTCAATGGCAGCAGGCACTTCGTCGCGCAGTGAGATGCGCCAAGTGCGGTAAAGACTACCACTGTCGTAGCTGTATGCCCCACCATTGGTCACAAGAGACGGACCAAAGGGGAAAGGAACCTCTGTTGCCACACTAGACTTACCAAGGAGCTCAGTTAAGCGCTCATTGGTAATTCGAATGGCGGAGGTTGCCTCATAAAGGCCAGCGTACGTAGTGGCTACGATCTTGTCCAGTGTACTTAGAACTTTGGACCTAAGATCGGTCATAGCAGCTATGGTAGCTGCTCCTGCTGTGGAGGTGGAAGCGGCATTCCGGTCGCTAGAAGCTGCGATAGCAGCTACAAAGCGAGACCCGGTATCCGCGACCGCAGACACTATGGTTGCGGCAGAAGTGTCTACGGTGTTGCCGAGGGTAGCGATACCCTCCCCAAACGTGGTAGGCCCTAAGTAAGGCCCCTCACTCCTTATGGCACTGGTCACCTGGTCTACTGAAGTGCGAATTTCTTGAAGATGGCTTCTAGACCTGTCAGATTCGAGCCCGACTGAGTCGACGACACTTTGGAAACACTCTTTGAGATGTACGAGCGTCCCGGAGCAAAGGTCGACTGTCGGGCAACCACGAAAAACTCTCCGGAGGCATTTCCGGCGAATTCATACGGGTTGACAGGCTCAAGGATATCTCCTTGCATCAGAATGATGCCACCCAGTGGATCGGAAAAGAAGTCGGAGTCTTTCCCACTAGGTAGTCGGCATAGTCTGCCGATGAGATGGCCATCCTCAAGCTGGAGCTGGACAAACCTCATGGTGATAGAGTTAGGATCTATACCTGGCTCATCGGACCAGTTGATTGCCACTGGATGTGGCAACCGGTAATAGCGCGGTGAGGTGAAGTCTGTGTTCTTGACATTCGTCAGGGCCCCAAACAGATCCCGCGGGTTAGGCGGGTTAGTTGTGGTGCCCGTACTAGGGTCCCAGTTCCTGCACTCCAGACTCTCAGGTCCAGAGGTTACAAAGGAGCTAGTTACAGCTGGCTGCTCAACTAGCTTTTGGGGAGCGTTTCGCCCCGGTCTCGACAATTCCACCGTCCAATCGCAATACAGTGAAAATGGGGAGTCCTTGTCAACTGGCCCGCTCGTCATGATGACGAATTTTCCCGGGCTATAAAAGCGGAGGTCAGATCCAGGCGTAACATAGAAGGTTTCTGCTGAGTTTGCGGAAACATTAAGTTCCTGCCACGCTTTGGTTGCCTTAGCGCCTGAATGCGTCATCAGCGTCTCGAAACCCTCCTCACCGTCGGCGACTACGGCATCCGCATCCTTGATGAATGCTGCTGCCACACCACCAGTGACGTTGGTTCCGGACTCAGACACAAGGCGCCAGTTAAGCGAGCTGTACTTAACGCGCTGAAAAGTGCGCGCCCTCTCGACCAAGCTGGGGAACATTTGAACGCTTACAAAGCGCTCATATAGGATGGTTCCCACTGGTTTGCCTGGCTCGAGGGTGAACCCAGCTAGACGGTCTGTACCCGTCATTCGCATGGACCTCTTGGCCTTGGACCGCACAGTGACACCAGTGTTGACAATAGCTGGCGCATCGGCGGCCCCGCCCCTCCTTCGCTGCTTCACACGCTGCTTGCGTGGCTTGGCGGCCTGTTTAGGGCCTCGTCTGGTGTTACTTTTATTCACCATTGTAGAATACCCGGAGCGAAATGCTCCTCGGGTTCCACCAGACTAGTCTGTTCAATTAGCAGTTGGTCGGCTATTGACAGACCCCAAGCTCTTTCATAGCTCTCACGCACACCACCCATGGGCTCTATAGGTTGGAGTTTTCCAGGTTTCATTTTCTCCAACCACGCCCGATGTCTGATGCGAACCATCTTCCCACCTCGCTCACACATTCGCTGGCCGATGTACTGGCCAATAGGCAGACCTAAGCCTTGAGCGATCTCACACTGTCCGGTAGAGAATACAATATCGTTAGCCCGACTATCCTCGACAGGTCCTACTATCCAGGGTAGTCTAGCTAACATTCTCTCGGGGTTGCGCACCATGGTGTAACCCACACCATCAAATACGGGCCTGCACTGACAGAAATCCACATGTTCAATGGTGTATGCAACACTCTCCAACTTCGTTGACATACCGAAGACGGAATAAGCACTCGGGTCGATGAGTGGGACGTGTCTCTTCTCCATGAAGATTAGAAAATCGTCGCCATCAATGTACAGATCGTACCCTATCCCCAACTTACTAAGCAACTGCTTGGTCATCATATAGTTGATCAAACAGTTGCCTAGACCAGTGTTTTGATCGCCTGACATACGAGTGGCTCTAGTAGTGTACTTAGTGCCATTCTTAGTCATGCCTTTGTTGCGAACCTGCAGCTCAAGCAAAAATTCCAGCTCCTCCGAACCATAGCATTGATTGTAAAACCAATGCTCAGCACGTAATAGGGATTCATTAACATGGCAGTCAAACTTGCTATGGTCGAGGGAGACCACAGCGCACTCATCGTACCTGTTAAATTTGTGGGCGATATCCCTACCCCGTTGCCTCATGTTCCTCCCCTTGGCAAAGATGTGAGTGCCGTTGCGGGTCCAGGACATTACATATTTTTCAAGCGGGTGTAGGTAGGTGGCCAGACGTAAACCATACCGCTTATTACGGTATTGGATACACCTGGGGTCCTTCAACTCCCCATGATACTTGTCGTCCTTAAGGAACATCTTAATGGCTCCGTCCGAAGCGGTCAAGGGATACTTGGAAAGTGACTCCTTGGCCGAAATGAGCAGCTTCTTCTTGCTTGGTATGGCGTGTTCAATTACCATACTTTCGCTCCAGGGGTACATAGGTCTAACCCGGCGCCTGACCCATTTAGTCAAATCACCAGTGAAAGTATACCTAGCACCATCGTCGAGCTGGTGGCGGTTCATCAAAGCTAGAACTTCGTTACATACACATGAAAGGTGTGTCTTCACCACGGACCCACTACCTCCAAAGTCTGTGTCGTAATCAAACATCTTGCGCGTGTACCGTTTGCAGCTGTGTCCACACTCTCCCGTGCGAAGGGAACTGCCAGGTAGTTGGCTACTGGATATGGCCCTACCTTTCATACAGATCCCCTGGAGAATGTGGCTGCCCTACTTAGGTGTAGGGCGCAACCCAACCCGCGACTGCAGGAGGGAAGAGAACGCTGATGCTGTTGCGCTCCCCGGTCTACAGACCGACCCTGCATCGCCCTTGTCAGCAAACTTGTTGTACTTCTCCATCTGGGAAGCCTCTTGCTGAATAAGCTTCCTCGTCAGCAGCTCCTCCGCTGGTGGTAGTAGCGCCGCACGGACCGTTGCCTGCTTTAACTTGTAAAGCTCTTTAGCTGTGTACAACCTGCAGTCGTACTGAGCCAGAACGGTGTTAAGATGATGGAACATCTTACGCGCTAAGTCAGCTGTCCTTACTGCGAAGGGAAACCGACTAACGAGTTCATAATAGAGGAACTCGTCAACCACGAGCGCCTTAGCTGCATCGATGGTAATGCCAAATGTGTCCTTCCAAGATGACATGGGGACAGTGGCATCTCTGTACAACTCGGCCATGCTCACCTCCTTAGTGGTGAGCAACTTCGCCAAGTTTGCCCGTGTGGTCCCAACACCACACTCTACATCCTTCCTCACCGTAGCCTTATGGACAAACACCGGGTTGGTGTTCTCCACAAGCTCACCCTTCTTAGCACTCACCTCGAGGCACACACCGGCAGATCGGGGACTCACAACAGTTGGTGAGTGAAAAACGCCGGGTGGACCGGCGCCCTTCCAGCCATGATCTCCAGGCTTCATACGAAGTCGAGGTTGCGGGACTCGGTCGGACCCAGCTGGGTTCGGGGCAACCTTCGGCTCCGCAGTAGCGGCGCGGTGCTGTGAAGACGAACCCTGAGTTGGTATAGAGTTCGTCCTTGACGCTGGTGAGCGTCGTTGTCCTTCGGCACGTGGGGCAGGGCGTCGGACGTTGAGCTCCGGCGATGAGTTCGCTCTCCGCGTGGAACGCGGCGAGCGTCCGCTTGTCGAAGCTTCTGCCTGCACACCATTCGCGATTGTCGCGGTGGGCGTGCATACGCCTGATAAGCCGGCAGAAACCGCCAAGGCTAAAGTGCCTCGGCTGAGATGCGGGAACTCCTCCCCTAGCAGCTGGAACGAGTTCTTCGTCCCTACCGCTGGTAAGTGGGAACTCGATACAGTCCGGTTCCCTGGGCCACGTACCAGTGGCTTCCTCGGGCCCTTGGGCCTTTGGGGTGGTGCTGGCGCCTTGGTTCTCGGCGCGGGTGCCGGCGCCTTGGTTCTCGGCGCTGGTTTGGGCCTCGCTGGTGAGGCTGGATTCGTCCTGCCAGAGGTGGAACCCCTGGAGGTCGAGCCTGAGCCGCTTGCCCCGGCGTTTACACGGCCCAGCTGGAGCAGCAGGTTCCTGTTGGCCTGCTCCAGGGCGTGTATGCGGCGCAGAAGCGCCTCGGGGTTGGCAGCTCGAGGTTTCCGGCCCACAGTCTGCCACTGTGGGCCCCTGGCGTTTCCCGAAGGTTTTCCCTTCGCAGAACGCGGGTTGCGTTGGCGGTCATCGCCTTTTGGTTCCTTGGAACCGTCCTTTCCCCTATGACCGCTAGTCGGGGTCGGACGACCAGCCCCTCGAGGCTGGCCACGCGCACCATGTTGAGACATGGTGAACGATTCAATTGTAGGTACGCTTCCTTGCGA